GGAACGGGTTCGGGTAACGCAAGCGATGCCAGAACCGCCCTTGGTGCGCAGGCAGCGTTGACCTTTGGAATCTCAAACACCAACGCAGTCAAGGTTGATAGTTCTTCGGTCGCCGATGATGAGTACGCCAGGTTTACCAGCAGCGGACTCGAAAGCCGTTCAACATCTGAGGTGCTGAGTGACATCGGAGCGGCTGCGGCGAGTCACAATCATTCAGCGACTGACATCACATCCGGAACGCTTGCCGTTGCTCGAGGTGGTACGGGCGTGACCTCGATTCCGATGGTCGCCCTGATTACTGCCGCCGATGCTCCGGCTGCAAGAACCGCCCTTGGTGTGACCAATGTGGGAAGCTACACGGGACACATCGAAACGGCTGCTGACAAGACGTACACGCTTGACCCCGGTGCCGCGACCGCTCGCACCATCACCGGGTTTTACATTAAGAGCGGAAGCGGAACGGTGACGGCAGCCCTGAACAATGGCGGAGCTACTGTCAAGGGAAGCGTGAGCGTGTCAACCTCTGCGCAGGATCTCACAACCGGATTCTCGAACACGTCGGTTTCTGCAAATGGTGTACTCACGCTGGTTCTTTCGTCGAACTCGTCAGCCACGGATGTAATCTTTTCCGTCGAGTACACCGAATGAGTCCGGCAAACAAATGGCTATTCTTCCCGGCCCCGGCGGCAACTGGTGCGCTTCAGACTATTACCATTGAAATGTCTGGAGCAACAGCAGCATCTTCTATTTCATCGTCAGGCCAGCAGATTGTTTCAACAACCAAGGTTTCTGAGTTGCGGGCTGGTGGTTCTGGCGCAGCAGGTAAACTCAGGATTTGGAACGGGTCAGAAGCCGCAAACGGCGATGACTTTTCTGCTACCGCCGGGTCTGGTGCCAACATCCAATACAAGTTTACAAGCGGGACAACCTGCCGAGCCTGGTGGCACAACTATGCAATCTCTGCAACCCTGAACGGTGGTTCAGACATTTCGCTGAACGCCACAAGCAGCGGAGGCAGTGGCAACAGTGAGGATGTTGAAGGTTCAGTAGACGGTGCTTGTCAGCCCGGATATATAAACACAACCACCGCCATAAAAGGCTCCGATTTTTCTAGTGGCGACACAATCGTCTTAACCGTTACTTCTGTCTAGGAATCCCATGAATACAATCCACCACTACGCTGCAACCCTTGACCATGTGAATGCGATGAAGTCACGCCTGGCCGCTCTCGCTTACGACTTCAAGGAAACTGCACCACGCAACGACCTCGACGTGCAACTCATTGACGCACTCATCGCTACGGCGAGCGCAATGATTACGGAGGCCGAAGGCTTGAAATCCATCGCGTATGATCCCACGCCGGAACCCGTCGAACAGCCCTGAGAATAATCATGTTTGTCTGCCCTCCCATGTTGCCGCCGATGGAAATCGAGCGAGTTGTGCATGAGAACTTTGTAGAAAGCCGTTGCGAGATGGTCAGGCCAAGGTCTGAAATCTCAGCTTTTTACGAAGACAACCGGGGCTTTGTGCATGAAGAGTTTTGGTCTGAAGGCCAGGTTGAGATGCACAACCTTGCAAGCCATAAACTGGTCTTGCGATACGTTCAGCAGGTAACGGTTCCGGAGCATTACGATGTCCGCATCAAAAACGCAAACGGCTGGTGTTACGAATCGGACAAGGGGCGGCTGTCGTTCTTTGTTTCCGCCTCCGTCCCGCCAGGCCAGTCGTATGTTTTGCCTTGGAGCGTGAAGTTCGATCTGGTTCCAAGGTCTGACCTGAACGGTGACGGGGTTGTAGACTCGGCTGACATCGGCCTCTTGTTTGCAGCGTGGTCAACAGACTCCGCAGACATCAACCGCGACGGTGTTACTGATGGGCAGGATCTCGGCATCATGCTCGAGCAATGGACAAGCAACTGACCCATGATTTTAGAGATCGAGCCAATTGAGGACGTTTTGCACGCGGGACAGCTCAAGGTGTTGAGCGAGTCCAAGCGGTTCAATGTCCTCGAATGCGGGCGGCGGTTTGGCAAGACTCACCTTGGTATACAGCTCGCCCTTGACCGTGCAATTGACGGGGCTGAGGTTGGTTGGTTCGCTCCAACCTATCGTTACCTTGCCGATCCCTTTCGTGACGTTCAAAAGGTTCTTGGTCCTGCAACCTTGAGGATGGACCGTGTTGAGCGTCGGCTTGAGCTTGTGACTGGTGGCTCAATCGACTTCTGGTCACTCGACTCTGTGGATGCCGGTCGAGGTCGAAGGTATGACCGTGTTGTCATTGATGAGGCCGCAATTGTTCGTGACCTGGCTCCATGTTGGCAAGAAACCATCCGGGCAACCTTGGCTGACCGGAAGGGTGACGCTTGGTTTTTGGGTACGCCCAAGGGTCGCAACTTCTTCCATCGTTGCTTTGAGAAGGGTCAGATCGGAGACAACGATTGGGCATCGTGGCGACTGCCGACCACAACCAACCCTTTGATTGATGACCTGGAGATCGAAGCCGCCAGGCAAGAGCTACCTGAAGCAGTATTCAAACAGGAGTTTCTAGGCATCCCATCAGACGATGGCGGCAACCCATTTGGCTTGGATGCCATCGAACGGTGCATTGGTCCAATGTCAACAGAAGAACCCATTGCATACGGTGTCGACCTCGCCAAATCGGTTGACTGGACGGTCGTGGTTGGCTTGGACAATGACGGACACGTCTGCCGCTTGGAAAGGTTCCAATCAAATTGGGCAGACACGACCAGCAGGGTCGAGCAGATCGTTGGTGATTGTGCCGCACTGATCGACTCGACCGGGGTAGGCGATCCAATCGTTGAAGACCTTCAGCGGCGAAAGCCTCGCATTGAAGGGTTCAAATTCACTTCGCACTCTAAACAGCAGATCCTTGAAGGGTTGGCTTCTGCCTTTTCTCAGCAAAGAATCCAGATTCCAGAGGGATGGCTAAGGATTGAGTGCGAAACTTTCGAGTATTCATATACCAAAACCGGAGTCCGTTACGAAGCTCCCTCCGGTCTACACGATGACGGCGTGTGTGCTTTGGCTTTGGCGTTAAGATGCCTTGATACCACTGCACGCTCCGGCTTCGACTTCAGGATTCTCTAATGCCAATACGCGACTTGTTCGGACTCCTCACAAAGCGGCAATCCTCGACTGACAAATACCTTGGCTCAAGTGTCAACATTGTTGGAACGGGATTGCATGGTGCCAAACGGCCACCATTCAGCCAGCTTGCAGCGATTCGACACTTCCGCTCATGGATTTATGCAGCGGCAAGCATCAACGCCAACGCGGTAAGCTCCGTGCCTCTCAGGCTGTACGTCTCAAAAGATGCAGCAAAGCAGAAAGTGAACAAGACCAGGAAGGTGACAAATCACCGCAAGGCTTATCTGCACGGTGACGGATATGGTGATCAGCGGCCTTCGATGTCCGTGCTGCGAAAGATTGCAGACTACGGAGATGACTTTGAAGAGGTGACTGGCGAGAACGCTGTGACCAACCTGCTCATGCAATCCAACCCATTTATGAATGGGTTTGACATGACTGTGCTGAGAATCTTGTACGGCGAGCTAACCGGAAACGCATACTTCCATCCGGTCTTTGGTGACGATGAGGTTCCAACTGAGCTTTGGCCCTTGGCCCCCCAATACACCGAGGTCATCCCTGACGAAGACGAGTTCATCAGCGGCTACTTGTATGGGATCGACACCCAACACAAGCAAGTCTTTGAGCGTGATGAAGTGATCCACTTCCGCAGGCCCAACCCTGACAACTTGTATTACGGACTCGGCAAAGTAGAGGCTGCATACGGTGCGATCTTGTCCAACCAAGCACTACACGATATGGACTTGGCTATGTACCAGAATTCCGCCAGGCCCGACTACGCTGTTGTCGTGAAGGGTGCGCCGACTGGCGATCAGCTTGACAGGTTCCAGCAGCAAGTTGAGAACCGTCTCAAGGGTACGAGGAAGGAAGGCTCTTTCATTGCGGTCACTGGCGATGTGCAGTTTACGCCGTTGAACTTCCCGCCGAAAGACATCGTTGGCCGCGAAGACATCGTTGAAGAGATCGCTGCCGTCTTTGGTGTTCCGGTGTCAATGCTGAAGGCCAACGATCCAAACCTTGCTTCATCACAAACGGGCTTTGCTCAATGGCGTGAGGGGACAATTCTTCCGCTTTGCCGAATGGACGAGCAGGAACTAAACCAAAGCCTGCTTCCAATGTTTGGCCTCGGTGAAGAGTATTGCCTGGCCTATGACAACCCGGTGCCGAGAGACAAGAACTTTGAATTGAGCGAACGACAAGCTGCTGTTGCTGGTGGGTGGCGGACTCCAAACGAGGCGCGCGTAGAAGAGGGTATGGAGCCAATTGATAATGAGTTTGCCGACCAGCTTCTGATGGGCGGACAACCTTTGGGCGCGGGGATGGGTATGGGCATGGGCATGGGCATGGGGATGCCTATGGGTATGGGCATGGGTATGCCACCATCGGCTCCCGATGCACCTCAAACGGACGAAGCCGCCCCACCAGCAACACCAGAAGAGTCAGGAGCCGAAGCGAACCCCGACGTTGGTATTTCTGTTGGCACGGAAAACACACTCAACGGTGCGCAGGTGTCTTCGATGATGAGCGTGTTGCAGGGTGTTGCAGACGGAACCATCACGCCGGTTGCTGCAATTGAAGTGATTGTTGCCCTCGGCGTTGCTCGTGAACATGCGAACCGCATGGTTCAATCTCAGGAGGCTGAAGGCCGACCCGTTGCTGAGGTTGAAGCCGAACACGAAGCCAACAACCCAGAGAGCCAAGACAAGCCAAAGCCGGAAAAGCCAAAGATTGAAAAGCCGGAACCCTCGGCGATGGCTGAGAAGGTTTTGCGAATGGTAGGCAACGGAAACCTCGAGGGCCTGGCTGCCATCAAGAGCTTGCAGAAGTGCGGGTTTACTCGAGCCGTTGCCGAGAAGATGGTTGACGCTCAAATTGCGAAGAGAAAAAACAGCAAGTAATTCAATAGGTCTTGTCCATGATCAAGCAGCGTTACACGGTAGATGTTCAGCGTAAGAAGTACGAGGTCGATGTTGTTGTCAAGGCCGACAACTGTGGTACGGGTGCTGGCGGATTCCAGCCCGGAAACGATTGTGCTGCGGGAGATGGCTCGAGTTCGGCAGACAAGCCAAAGGCCAAGATAGAACAGGACAAAAAAGAATACATAGAAAAACAAAAGCAGGCAATCGAAGAAAAAGAAAAGGAAAAAAACCCGCTGGTTGAACAAGCTCAGGTCTTGCGTGACGAATACGAACAGCTTAGGCACGAACACGGAAGCAGCGATGATTCCCGAGTTAAAGAGGCGTTAAAAAAATCTAATGACGCATTTGATCAGTTACGAAAAGTTGAAAAAGACATAAACACGCTTGAACGCGATGTTTCAATTTTAGAAGCTGCAAAAACTCTTGATGTAAACCAATCTGTTTCAATTGCAGAAGGCGTTGATGTTGACCCCGTTGTTGCCCAGGCAATTATTGACACCGCTTTGTTTAAGCCATACATGGATGCGTCAGAACAGAATGCTGAAAGATACAACTACAAACTCGTTGAAATAGACCGCCAAGCCAGCAATGCCGTCTATTACGAGTTTGAAGCTACACATAAAGAAAAAATTTCAAGCGTACCTAAAAACACAATTGATGAAATACCCGAACGAGAGGGATATGTTTATCGGGGCATGAGCAACGAAGAGTGGGAACTGTCAAAAAGCCGTGGATATTTGCAATCCTTTGGCGACTTAAACATTACCGATGGACAAAAAGGCTTGACCTTTTACGGAGGCCCAAAAACTGCCGAGTTGTATGCAAACGGTTTTACGCATCCCGAATTTAAGCCAACACCAAGCAAGCCGAGCGTGGTTGTTGAAATACCAAAGTCTTTGGTAATGGATCACACGGAAAGCGAGTCAATACCGCAAGGAGAGTTTGCGCACCGTGGCAGCGTGCCATTGAGCGAAATAAACACAAGGTACGAGCTTCATCCGGAAAAGCAAAACAACGGAATGGTTCGTGTTATGTTTAACGGAGAAAAATTGGTGCAAAGCGGTGGAAGAAACCCCGGAGTTTCACACGTCGTTGTTGTTGCAGAAGAAGCAAAACAAAAGAAGTACACGTTGGAAATTAAAGCCGACAACTGCGGAACGGGTGCTGGCGGATTCCAGGCGGGCAACGACTGTGCGGCAGGGGATGGCTCGAGTTCAGCAAGTGACAGACGCACCGGAAAGGTGACAAAAGAAGAGCAGGACAATTTTAAGTATTGGATGGAATTCGAGGACAGGCAAGCAAACAGCGACGAGCCAACAGATAGAGAAACTTGGGAGGGGCATCGTTGGGAAGGAATAAATGAAGACGAACAAATGGAATGGGAAGTTGAAGGCAACAAGGGGCTTGTTCAAGGTTCGTTTCAAGGCAAACCCTTTTACAAAATTGATCCTAGCCTCATAAATCGCATAGCAGACTCAACAACACAAAACGCTGGCGGTGTTGAACTTCTTGAAAAATCAGCACAGTTTTATACTGACAAAGGTGATGGAATTGTCAACTCATATTTGCGTCAAGGTGTGACTAGAGACGCAAAAAGGATGAGGCAAATTTCAGAAGGCATTGACGCAGACAAAGCCGTAAAAGACGCTGCGGGTTTGGCAACAAGCAATAAATTTGAAGATGTTGTTGCGTTTAGAAAAGAACACATTAAAGACTCAGCGGATTTTCTAACATCTGCCTTTGATTTTGCAGACAACATGCAAGTCAACTGGAATGAAAAAGGCAGCAAAGAATTCAACAAGTCTTTGGCACAACTCAAATCTGCTGCAAATCAAACAAACATTGCAGAACGTGCTTTTACAGAAGCAGTTCTTGGTCCAGGTTCAGAAGCACAAATTTCGCAATATGCAACGTTTGCTGCTGATTATGCTGCAAAAGCAAAGAAAACAAAAGTGCTTTTAGAATCTACAGCAAATCTTGCTGACGGGATCGCAAAATCTAAGGCCGCACAATTGGACAGAGTTGCAAACGGAATGCTGGACAATGGTAATGAAGTCACTGTTTACCGTGGCATTGCCATACAAAACGCAAAAGACAAAAGAGTCTATGACCAAATAATGAGCGGCAAAAATAAATACAAAATGCCATCTTTTGGATCGACAAGCCTAGACAGGGAAACGGCTAGGTATTTTGCAAAATCAGACGGTGGAAGTGCCGAAGCCAGCATTATGTTCAAGATCAAAACAAAAAAAGGCGGGTACATCGACGAATACAGCCACCACGGAGGCGAATACGAAGTTTTGCTTCCTCGAGATTCTGTGTACACGATTGAATCTAAGCAATTGCGAAGAGACGAATCAAACCACTTGTACTTGTTGGTCGAAATGACAAGAGAAGATAGGAGCGAGCAATGAAGATAAAACAAGAAGCTCGCAGGCAAGAAGATTGGGAAATGGAACCAGTAGAAGACGAAGAGGTATCCAAGTCATTTACTAAGGCCGACAACTGTGGAACTGGAGCAGGCGGCTTCCAGCCAGGAAACGATTGTGCGGCGGAGGATGGCTCGAGTTCTGACAAGCCCAAAGCGGCACCCGGTACTGATAAAGAGAAGCAACGAGCGCAGACCAAGACCCCTGAGTTTAAGCAATGGTTTGGTGACTCACAAGTTGTTGGTGATGATGGCGAGCCTCTGGTTGTTTATCATCAAACAACTTCAGAATTTGACACTTTTGACAGAGACATGACAACGCAAGGGGTTTTTTGGTTTACCGAAAGCAAGGCACAAGCTGAAAGCGGACAGACTGGTGCGTCACGCAGGGCTGGCGATCCTTTGATTGTCAAAGAAGTGTATTTGTCTGCGCAAAATCTTGCAGGGTGGGACGAATACGAAAGACTTATGTTGGGACAAATACAAAGCCAAGGCTTTGACGGGATTAAGCTAGACGATGTTTACATCGTTTTTGACCCTAATCAAATCAAGTCGGCAACAGACAACGAGGGAGACTTCGATTCAAGCAATGCAAACATCACCAAAGCCGCAGACAATTGTGGCACGGGCGCGGGGGGCTTTCAGCCTGGAAACGATTGTGCTGCGGGGGATGGCGGACCAAAAAAAGAAGGCGGTAGCGCAAAGGTCAGAACTGGAGAATTGACTGAGGAGGAAATCAAAGAGTGGGACGAATTCGCATCAAGAAAAGAAGTTGACGATGAAGGCAAGAATTCCGGACAGAGGCACATGGATGGCGAAGACTGGACAAGTCCAGACGGCCATACATATGAACATGACGAAGATACGATTGCTGCGCCAGGAAACGAGGAATGGGAAAAGATGGGCGGCTACCAATACCATTTTCTTGATGACGGAAGCACACCAAGCGACTCTATATATTTTGCAAACGATCCTGAAAGCAGAAAGCTAACAGACCAAACCATTGCCAAGTTTGGAACGGATGCAAGAAATCTAAGTGAACAAGACATTGAAGCAATTCAAAGATTCACGGGTAGCGAATATGTCCAAGTTAGCCAGTCGATGCGGCAAGAAAGGCCGGAAACAATTCGATTAATCGACGATAAAATTGATGCGGCAAATGACGCACAAAAAAACACATGGTCTTTGGAAGACGCAGACAAAATTTTATCAATGTCTGACAAGGAAATTGAGGAGCATTGGAAAAGGTTTAGCGGTGCAAATAAGTCTCTAAGAGATAGCTGTATAGAATTGCATCGTTCTATAAAACGTGCAAGAGACATTGCTAGACAAAGCAGCTCGATAGATTTGCATGACTCATTAGACGAATCTGTAAATCTTTCTAATGAAATGTGGGGTGCAGCAGGCGACTTGTTGAGTCGCCCCACAACCAAAGAGTCCATAAACGATTACCGAACAGCAGTAAAAGACTTTGCTTCTTATCGTGACCAATTTGAACAAACATACAAATCAGAGTCAGAGAACACCGTAAGCGGTTACAAGGAAATCGGAAACAGAATCAATAGTCTTGCCAGCAATCCATTGCGTGCAGATGGCGAAAAAATGACAGTTTATCGTGGCGTGTCAGTAAAGGGGCCAGGTCGCAAGCGGTTGTATGACGCGATTAATTCGGGAGCCAAAACGTACCAACTTGACGGCATTGCCTCGAGTTCGACCAACGGATTTTTTGCTTCTGGTTGGACTGCGGGAAACCACCAAATCATTATGAAAATGAATGTTTCCAAGGGCTTGTATGTTGAACCAATCAGCCAAGTCAAAGGCGAAGACGAGGTTATTCTGCCAAAGGGCATAAAGTTTGACATCAAATCGGTCAATCGCGTAAGCGGAAACGATGCCAACGGATTCCACGGCACTGCAATCTTGGTGGAAATGGAAGAGGTAGACAATGAGTAGATTTGAATCCGAGTTTGCAATTGTTGCAACTGACACAGAAACCAACGACAGCAGCGACAACATCACCAAAGCACTCGACAAGTGCGAAGACGATGAGTGCGAGTGTGACGAAGAAAGGCATGTTTACGAATGGCCTGAAGCGACCCGCAAGTATCGGCTTGGAGTTGAAGGGTTGTCCGATGACTTTGCAAAGTACAAAACAGATTCTGGTGATCAGTCAGCAGACAGCGACATCAGGACCGAAGAAGACAAAACGCCAGGCATGTCTATCCAAGCCGTAGCCGAAGGCGTGTTTATCAAGGTACGCGACAGACTTGCCAAGGCGTTGCGTGCTGGTGAGATTTCACCAATCACCGCAAAGTCCAACAGAAAACGCGAGCAGGAAATCAAGGCAATCGTCAAAAGCATGACATCACTGAAGGGTGACGCATTCGACGATATGTATGAGGCAATGCTGCAAGCCATCCGTGGCGGGCAGGATGCTGGCCTTGACAGACTTGCACAGATGATTTCTGCGTCTGGCAGTTCTGAGATGATTCGGTTCTCGGTGTCCAAAGAAATCTCCAAGATGCTCGAGAAGAAACTCGCCGAACGAGTTGAGCGTCTGGTTGGCTCAATGGTCGAAGACACGATCAGCAATTTCGCCAACGGGTTGAGTGCAGACTTTTCAATTGACGAAGAGATCGAACGACTTAAAGACAGCTACGGAATGTCCAGAGGAAGAGCGCAGGTCATAGCCCGAACCGAGTCAGCCAACGCATACCATGAAGGCCAGATTGACACATGGAAAACGTCCGGTGTAGTAACCAGAAAGTTCTTTCTGATGGCTGCCGGAGCTTGCCAGTTCTGCCAAGCCGTAAACCTGGCCCATGGTGAAAACGGTGGGGAATCTCTTCCCATCGACGCACCAATGGTCAGGGGAGGCGTGCCGATTAAGGGCGTAGGCGGCGGCGTTTACGTTCCCAAGTTTGATAGTCCCGGAATCGTTCACCCAAATTGCCGATGCGATTTCGTTCCAGAACTCAAAGGATTCAAAAGATGAACAAGAAGACACTGACGGCAGAAATCGGCAATTCCGCCGACTCTGGCGTTGAAGCAATCATTTCGACCGAGAGCATTGACCGAGACGGGGAAGTCCTTATTGCCGCAGGCATGGACACCACCGAATTTGACAGCAACCCAATTGTGTTTTACAACCACGATTATGCACAGCCGGTTGGCAAAGTTAGCGACATTCGTAGGGGCCGCAATCAGATTGATGCGACCATTGAGTTTGCCAAGAGGCCCGAAGGTTTCCAAGGTGCATACTTTCCCGAGTTCGTCAAGTCTCTGGTTCAGCAGGGAATTGTCAAAGGGGTGTCCGTTGGATTCGTGCCAAAACCCGGAGGGGTCCGAAAGGCATCGAAAAAGGACCGAGAGGATTATGGGGATGATGTCAGTCAGGTATTCAGCAAGTGGAAGCTGCTGGAGGTTTCGATTGCACCGCTCCCGGCCAACGGCCAAGCGTTGGTCACGGCTATCCAGAAGGGGGCTGTAAGCCCTGAACATGCTTCCCGATGGCTTGGATACAAGCCAGAAAAAACTATCCTCTTGGAAGTTCCAAAGAGAGGAATTGCGGACAAGTTTCGATCCTAATTAAACAAACCATGATGGACGGATGGGCGACAGGCCCGAGCCGAGATCAAGGAAGCGTATCTTTAATCTCAGAAAACCAAAGGATTTACTCCATGCGTCAAATCACTATTAAGACCTTGAAGAAGGAATTGCAGGATCTCGCCGATCAGGTGGGTGCCGAGCGATTCGTTCAGGCCAAGGCTCTGTATCTCGATAAGGTGATGGTCACGTCTGAAGAAGGCTCCCCCATCGACCCCGAAGAACTCGAGATTGTGTTGACCCCTAAGCAGGCAGCACCAGCAGAAGACGAAGAACTCGAACCTCTTGAAGAAGAAGAAGAACTCAAGGCTGCCGAAATCGGTGCCGAAGACGAAGAGGAAGAAGAAGAAGACGAACCTATGGCAAAATCAAACAGCAACACTCGACAGAAGGCTCTCAAGGCCGTCACCAAGTCCGCCACTAACTACATCCGTCCGAAGATGTGGACCCGCCTTAAGAACTTTAAGGATGACGAAAACGGCGAAGCAATTGTTAAGGCTGAAAAGTTTGGACGATGGCTTCTCGCACAGAACGGCCACCGCAAGTCAATGGCCTGGTGCGATGCTAAGGGCATTGAAGTCAAGGCACACACTGAAGGTGTCAACTCACAGGGCGGTTTTCTGGTCCCCGAAGAGTTTGAAGAAGACCTCATTAACCTGCGTGAAGAGTACGGCGTTTTCCGTCGCAACTCCCGCGTTCGTCCGATGACTTCCGACACCCTTCGGGTTCCTCGTCGTTCGGCTACCCTGACCCCGTACTTCGTGGGTGAAGCAACTGCCGGAACCGAATCCACCCAGACTTTTGAAAGCGTCCTGCTTGTTGCCAAGAAGGCGATGGTCCTCACGACCGTTTCCAACGAACTCAACGAAGACGCATTCATCAACATGGCCGATGACGTTGCTGGCGAAATTGCTTATGCCCTCGCTAAGAAGGAAGACGAATGCGGATTCCTTGGTGACGGCACTTCGACCTATGGCGGAATCGTTGGCCTGGCGAACGCTATGGGTTCGGCTGGCGTTAAGGCAACCGGCGAAATGGGAAGCAACGATGTTGCAGGAGCGCAGGCAGTTGTTACTACTGCATACCTGACCAGTGTCATGGCTGCACTGCCTGCATACGCAGACACTCCTAACTGTAAGTGGTACATGCACAAGACAACGTACCACTCACTCGTTCAGAACCGCGCGCTTGAAGCCGGTGGAACGACTCAAGCAATGATGCTTGGTGAGAAGGTTGTGCCGCAACTCTTCGGCTATCCGGTCGAGTTCAGCCAGGTCCTTCCTTTCCAGAACGCTCAGAGTTCTACCCTTCGCGTTGGATACTTTGGTGATCTCAGCCTGGCCTCTTCCTTTGGCGATCGTCGCCAGACGGAAATCCAGATCAGCGATTCGGCCCTGAGTGCTTTCGAGCAGGACGAGCTTGCGATTCGTGGCACTGAACGCTTCGACATCAACTGTCACGACACTGGTGACAGCTCTGATGCTGGACCGATCATTGCAATGAACCTGCTGAACGCATCCTGATAACGGTTGACTGTTAAAGGGGTGGGGCTACGGCCCCACTCCTTGATTCTGTTTCAAATTTAGCTTTGAAAGAACAAAATGATTAATGCACAGAACACAAAAATTGTGACCGTAACAACTCCGATTAGTGTCACGGGGACCGTCACAACTTCAACTATTGACACCAGTGGCTTTGACTATTGCACCATCCTTTTTATCGGTGGTGCTATGACAAGCGGATACACTACCTTGAAAGTCCAAGAAAGCGATGACTCCGGCATGTCTGGTGCTGTTGACATTTCCAACGACAACGGAGTTCTTGGACTTGGTGAAACAAACCAACTCAACGTGGACGGAACTGCTTCGGCAGATCCTGACGGCACCGACAATGTTGTTCATGGTATTGAAATCAACCTGTTGGGTCGAAAGCGATACTTGGACGTGTCCGCAACGGCTGGGGGAACTTGCCTTAGTTGCATTATTGCGGTCCTTTCGCGTGCAGGTGAAATGAATTCTGACAGCCTGTCAGATCGCGGCTTTACTGGCCTGATTCGGGCCTGATAACGATTTCCTCCCTTCCGTTCGGGGGCGGGCTTCCACCGGCTCGCCCCCGAACTTTTAAGGTGGCCCACGCATGGCAGTTGACACATACGCGCTCACGTCTCTGGCAAACTTAAAATCATGGTTGGGCATCAGCGGAATTACAGATGATTTGATTCTTGAAGCCTCAATTGATCGAGCGTCTGACATCATTGAGTCATATTGTGACGCGAAGTTCAAGCAGAGAACACATCGTGAATTCGCGCAGCCTGGCGGGGAAAGAACCTTTGCACTTGAAAACTCGCCAATCATTTCGGTGAACACGGTTGCATATGGTTCGGCTATTTCTTTTTCAATCAGCAGTGACACGTCTTCAACCGACGTTGTTGCAACGGTTGGAAACGATGGAACACAAATCCGATTGCACAAGGTTGCAAGCGGCGGAACAACTACAACCACCAACCTTGCATTTAGCAGCTACCCAACCACCGCACAGATAGTTGCATACATCAATGCGTCAGTGTCTGGATGGTCTGCGACTGCAACCAAGGATGCGTACTCATATTCCTTGTACCGCTTCGGCGGTCGCGGAGTTATTGATGCCCCTTGCAACCTCGAGTATCCACGCGACAACGTGAGCGAGTACCGAGTCGATTACCAAACCGGCAGGGTACACATCACGGTTGACCGTTTTCCTGGCATCCGTTCAGATGACGCACATGCCAACCGATTCCCCTCCGGGTTTTTCCCCGTGTTTGTCGAGTACGATGCAGGGTACGCAACAATACCTGACGATCTCGAGCAGGTTGCCATTGAGGTGGCAGCAGACTTGTACCACGAACGCAAGCAGGACCGCACAGTTGGCTCTGAGTCTTTGGGGGATTACAACTACAGCAGGCTATCAGTCTCTGAGTTGCTTATGAACCGATGGGACAAGTTGCAGGCGTACCGAGACATTACTGTTGGAAGGTCTGACCGATGAGTTTGGACACCATGATTTCCAAGCGTGGGAAGGTGATCACGGTCAAATCCAAAACGACCAGCACCGACGTCACTGGATCAAGCATTGAAACGTACAACACCATTGTTGGTGTGTATCGTGCAATGTTCCAGGTTGGCAGTGGTTCCGATCCGCAATACGCGGGACGGGAGTCCAGGCAGCGAACGGCAACGGCTTACATCAAAGACAACCTTGACGGAAAGATTGGTATTGCTGACCGCGTTTCATACAACGGGGCAGATTGGGAAATTCGTTCCGTAAGAGTTCCAGACGAACACGCATCGACTAGCCAAATGTGTTACACCATCCTCAACTTGGAGGAGGTGCTGCAATGAAAAAGATTGTTGGACGCAACACAAGCACTGGCGGCAGGTTTACAATTGAAACGAACTTTGACGCTAAAAAACTGCGCAAAGGGATTGAAAAGATTCTCAAGGACACCGTGCAGGAGATCGGCGAGTATTCACTTACAAAGGTCAAGCACGCAGTAAACCAAGCAAAGTCACCGCCGCCGTCAAAACCGGGAAACCCGCCGCACAACCGAACCGGCAGCTTGCTTCGTTCTTTGCGATCTCGTTACGTTCGCGCGCAATATGCAGGTGCAGGAAACAGGCTCATTGTCTACACGTTCGGAACCAACGCAAAGTATGCGAGGCCGCTCGAGTATGGTGCCAACTTGCCTGGCGGTCAACCGTTTTGGAAAGACAAGGACGGCAACCTGCACTTTGCAAGAAAAA